GAGAACACCGAGGGCGGGTTTGAGCGCTTCGAGCTGCCGCCTGAGACGTTTGCGGGCGTCACCACCACCGGCCAAAGCAGCAGCCCGCAGCGCCCCGGCTTGCGCTCAATGCTGCGCTCCCCTGACGGCTGCCTGTGGGAGTATGCGGGCCCCCCGTCGATTCAGTGGGCCGGCAATGAGATCAGCAGCATCACCGTGGAGCTAGTGGCGGAGCTGAACGTATGAGCACGATTCGCATCGCTCAGCTGTTCAATCTGCGCACCAGCAGCGGCACCCGGCACCGCTATCAGAACTATTTTGTCGCCCAGGAATACACCTACCTAGGCGCCAAGTATGACTTCGCTCCGTTCCAGGTGAGCGGCGCAATGGCCAGCCTGGGCGGCGACAATGAAACCGTGCAGGTGCTGTTCCCCAACCTAGAGGTGGTGCTGCGGCTGGTGGAGGAAGGCGACGGCAACCGGCTGAGCGAGCTGACCCTGACCACCCTCTGGCTTAACGCCACCGGCGCAATCGCCAACCAGTACGAGGATTATTATGTGGGCTCAGGTTCCGGGTTCAACGATGACACGGTGGAGCTGCGGTTCAGATCAGCGATGGATTCAGTCGGCAGCAACTTCCCGGCCCGCACACTGACCAGCCAGAACGTGGGCATCCTGCCGCTGAACGCGGAGCTCTACCTGAGATGAATGATCTGATCGGCTTGGCGTATCGGTGGGGCTGCCGGCCTGGTGATGGCAGCGGATGCACGGACTGCTTCCAGCTGGTCTGCGCAGTGCGGCGGCAGCTGGGCCTGTCGGATCACGCGGCGCATTTCGAGTGGGTCTACCGGGAGCACACAGCCGAGACGTTCGGGCTGCTTCACCTGCGGCGGCTGCTGGCCTCTCTGGCCGACCCTGTGGCCGCGGCCCTACCGGGCGACCCGATCTTGCTGGGCGGCGCTGCAGCGGCGCTGGGTGTGGCAGTGGATGGCGGGGTGATGTTCATTGCCCCTGGACAGACTGTGGTGATGACGCCGCTGCCGCAAGGCGCCGGCCAGTGCTACCGGCTGCAATGAGACGACTGCTGCCCTATGAGCACCAGCTGATTGAGCAGCTGGGCGTGAGCCAGGAGGACTACCTGGACTTCATCGCGGCGCAACAGAGGGACTACAGCCGCAGCATTGAGGATCAACAGGCGGAGATCCAAGCGGGCCCCGGCGCCGTCGCCCTTGCGCTCACGGTGGTGGGCATCCTGTTCCAGGTGGCCAGCGCCCTGCTGCTGCGGCCATCGGTGCCGAGCGCCGGCCGCAGTCCGCGGCAGACCCGTGAGCAGCGCTTCGCCCCACGGTTCGGGTTCAACAGCTCCCAGGAGCTGGCCCAGTACGGCGAGCCGATCAACCTGGTCTACACCAACATCGCGCAGAATCCACGCGGCGGCGTGCGTGTGGCCACGTCGCTGGTGTGGTCCAGCGTCCGCAGCTATGGCAGTTCGCAATTTATGCAGCTGCTGCTGGTGGCCGGTGCTGCCAGTATCCGCAAGATTGATTGGGACCGGGTGGCATTCGGCCAGCTGCCGCTGCGGGAGTTCGCCGCATCAAAAACCTGGCTCTATTTCAACCAGAGCGGCAACGCCAGGTTCAACCAACGGCAGATCGGCGATGACAGCGACCCCTCCCGCGAGGGCGCCGCGCCGGGTGATGACGTGTGCCGGATCATCGATGGCGCAACTCGCCGCAGCGGCTACAGCCAGGCATTCAGCCCCAGCAGTTTGACCAGCTGCGGGGTGTTCAATCCGATCCCGATCAACGTCCAGCTACAGGAGCGCAACAGCAAAGGCGACATCGTGACCGCCAACAATGGCATCACCCTGACCACCAACGGATGGGGCGCTGGCGGCAGTGGTCGCTACACGGTCGGCACACAGATCACGCTGGTATTCGCCAAGACCCAGAACAAAAAAACCAACATCGCCGAAGAGGCCGCCCAGGAGCAGCGCTACCAGCTGGTGAGCAGCCTGGACCGCGGCAGCACCTACCAGCTGGGCACTGCCCGATTCGCCCTGCTCAGCATCACCGACAACACCAACCTTGACGACAACGAGGTGCGGGCCACGTTCCGCTGCATCGCTGCCGGCCGAACCCCGTCAACACCCTACGGCGACAGCAAGGCGCCGGAAAACGGCGCAAAGGATGACAGCTTTTACACCAAGGCCCTGTGCAAAGCCGACAGCGCCGCGTATCAGACGGTGACAGCCTGCGAGATAGTGTCGTTCTCGATGCGGGTCAAGCTGTTTCGCCGCATTCAGGGCAGGCAGAAAAAATACGGCGACAGCGAGCCCGAGGGATACAAGGCCAGCGACAACGGCATCAAGGCCCGGATGGCATTCTTCCGGGTGCTGTATCGGCCGCTCAGTAGGTCTACTCAGGATCTGCTGCCGCTGATTATCGCCTGCCGTAGATCCGCTGATCTTGATAATTTCATCAGCCTTGACTTTCGCGCCGGCAGCGGCAACCAGAAGTGGGAGTTTGAGTTTCAGCCGATCAGCGACCTAGCGGCCGAGCGGGCGCAGAACGGGCAGAAACAAATCGCCTTGATTGAGAACAGCGGCAAAGGCGAGAGCTTCGCGCACGGCGGCAATCGGTTCCGATGGGTGGGCAACCTAAAGGACATCAGCTCAGTGCTGAAAGATCGCGGGCCGGTGCTCACCAATGAGTGGGATCTGTTCAGCGTCCGCAGCGACACCGACATTCAGTTCAGTTTCGAGGCGGGCCCAGAGTTCCAGATCACGGCCGTTACAGAGCAGCAGCTGAGATCAACCGAGGGCAAGTATGCCCGGATGAGCACCATGGCATTCGGGGTATTCTCCGGCCGCGGCGTGCAGGATCTGCGCAGCATCTCGGCGTTCGTCACCGAGGGTAAGGATTCCTGGGTGGTGAATGATGACGGCACCTACAGCAAGAGCGCTGGCAGCACCAGCTGGGCGCCGGACATCTTCGCTGACACGGTGCTGGACAAGGAAAACGGCATCGGCCGGTATGCCAAGCCATCCGGCGTGGACTGGCAGAGCCTGGCCCTAAGCAAGCGGTTCTGTCAGAACAGCGGCCTAGGGTGCCAACTGTTCATGGATCCGCTGATCGCTGAGGTCGGATCCTGGCGGCAGTTCTGGGCCGAGGTGGCGCCCTACTCGCTGCTGGAGTTTGGCAAGATCGGCGGAAAGGAGACGCTAGTGCCGGCAGTGCCGGTGAACAGCAGCGGCACCGCCAATCGCCGGGTGAACATCTCGGCGCTGTTCACTACTGGCAACATCCTGGAGGGCACCTACCGCGAAGAGTTCCTCGACTACGGCGCCAGCGTTCAGGACCTGATCGCCACGGTGATCTACCGGGAAACAGAGGAAGATGACGTGTTCCCGCGCAACGCCAGCGTCGATGTGCAGCTGGTGGATGCTGTCGAGGATGCGGCAATCCGCCAGACGTTCGACCTCTCGCAGTTCGTTACCCAGCGCAAGCAGGCAATCCTCTACGGCAAGCTGCTGTGCAACCAGCGGCGATGGGTGCGGCGCGGCATTGAGTTCCAGACCGTCCCCACTGACACACCGGTGAGCCCTGGCGCCTACATCTACGTGGACGTGGGGCTGAACACCTGGGACCGGATGACAGCCGGCGTGGTGATGCCTGGCGGCGTGCTCAATGCCCCGCTAAGCGATCGGCTGCGCGATGGCACCTATGCGGCGCTGGTGTATCGCAGCGGCGGCAACGTCCGCTCGCTGGCCAGCGTGACGGTGGCGGACGGCAAGGCCAATGCTCTGCGCGATGACGTGGGCGCCATGTTCGTGCTGGGCGCGGCAACCGATCGCAAACGGGTGTTCCGGGTGACGGAGGTGACGATGAGCGAAGAGGGCGAGGTGACGGTGAAAGCGCTGGAACACCCCTGCGAGACGGTGGACGGCAACCTGCTGAGCCGGGTGGCGGACTTCAGCGATGCGCTGTTCAGTGTGCGGTAGGTAGCCTGAGATGCAGGAGGGCGCCAGCTGATGGGTTACTACACAGGTCGAACCGGGGGGCTGATCTTCAACGGCAAACCCGTTGCGAAGGTGCAGAGCTGGTCTGTGGAAACCAGCGTTGACCTGCTGCCCACCACCGATCTGGGAGCCGATGCGCGGTCGTTCATCCCATCGCTAAAGGGCGCAACCGGTAGCGCCACCCTGATGTACTACCGGCTGGAGCCGGGCGAGTCGGCGCAGAAAACGCAGTTCACCGCGCTACTGGCCAAGATCCACAAGAGGGGCGCCATCACCGAACAGGACCGAGTGTTCCTGGAGCTGGACGTAGACACCGGCGGAATTGACGACATCAAGATGTACGCCTACATCACCAACGCCGTGATTGGCTCAGCGGTAGGTGAGCTGGTGGTGGTGCCAATTCAGTTCACGATGGACGGAGACTTTGACGAGGCCATCAACCAGGCCAACTGATGACGCACTACCTCGGCACGAAGGGCAACGTCAAGCTGAGGCGTGGCACCAAGGCATTCATCGGCCGGGTGTCTGATCAGATCATCCCCGACGATGTGAACACGTCGCTCAATCGGCTGTCGTTTGATGGGGCGATTAACAATATATTGATTGGCGATCGTGTTGATATTACTACAACTGATGAGCGGGGGCTGGTGTGTTTTGCAGCTTCAGTATGGGGTGAGTCAAGTGGTGGCCCGTCAGCGGAAGTACCAAGCGCTAGTCTTGTTACGTTAAATGGAGCGCAGATTGTTACATTGAATGGGCTTCCAATTGTTGCGCTTGACACTCAGGTTATCAGTCAGCCGAGCGTGATAGCAGGAAAAAGTTTTACCGCATACGTGCATGTTAATGCTGTAGGTGGCCTGCGGTTCTTTCCGACCTTTGCCGATGCGGTGAATAATGTGCGGGCGAACGAGATTCTTTTGTCTTCGTTTACTGGCGAGCCGCTAGAGATTACTGTACGTGTTCGCGATGCCTCCTATAACCTGCTAGGGTCAGTTGAAGGATACGAGTTCAATACGGATCGACAGACTATTGATGCCACCAGTCTTAATGATCGTTTCCGCCAGCAGCTATCGGCTGGCCTGATCAGCGGCGCTGGGCGGATCGAGTGTGAGTTCAACTATCTCACGATCGGGCTCACTGAGCCGTCTCTGCTGCTGCTGCAGCTGATCCAGCGGGTGGAGATTGGCAGCGAGTTTGATTTAGCCCTGTATCTGACCGACAAGGACATTGATCCCACGGTTGATACGGTCTTCTACAACCTAACCGCCGTAGTGAATCGCTCCGGTGTGCAGGTGCGAGCTGGCGACATCGTGCGCTGCGCCATTGA